AATTGACGCATACCGTCTTGCCACTCGAAGAACAACTCGAGAGCAGCTTGACGCTGCGCCTCAAGTTCTTGGTCGATGCAAGGGGCATCTCTCCTGGCGAGCAGACGAGCGTCTTGGGTCAGGAGATATTCAACAGCTTTAGGAGTCATGGTTGAGTCCTGGTGGTGTCGTGTGGTGTATGCAGAGCTAAGCCCTGCAGAAACCCATCACATCCAGTGGACATGATGGGAAAGTGCAGAGATCAGTTGACGTACTTACTGTTGATGCAGTAGTACGTATCGCCAAGGAATCCTTGGACGTAGATCAGATTGTGTCCTGGTCGGTCATGGCACGTTGCTTGGTAGTGTCTGTTGAGAAGCTTCTGCGCTCCAACAGATAGCAGTAAACCCAAGCCAGAGCCAAGAATAAGAGCGACACAGGAATCAGAGATGTAGTTGGTACGCATGATCAGTTGCCTTGCTTAGGAGTGATGACGAATGCCATATCGTTAGGCATCATGAGTGCCGCTGCACGCAGCCGATACTCATTCACCTTAGTACCGATGTCTTCCTTGGCAGGAAGCTTGGCATTCTCTACTGCAGCAGCAGTATTGACTAGCAGTGCTGCAAGGTTCTTGCGGATGTGTAATGCAGTCATGAGCTGAGTTGAATTGAATGGCAGGATGTTGAGTCCTGCAGAAAACCCACCGTCGTAGTACATACATACCACAACGGAAGGGTTAAGTGCAGGAGTCAGAATGCTACCGCATACATGATGTCTTGAATCATGGTCATGGAGTAGTTGTAGTACTCGCGCATCTCGTCGTACAACTCCTTGGTACCCGTAGGTATCCCTGACATGAATGACATCGTGTCAAGGTACTTCCATTCGCCGTCCTTCAGTTTCTGGAAGTGAAGCATAGAGCTTTCACCTCCGTTCCAAATGACGCGATGGAGTGTGTCGAACTCAGGCTGGTAGATCAGCATGGTGTTGAGTTAACAATGGAATACAGGATGTTGAGTCCTGTTGAGGGGACTGTAGTCCCCAGAGCAAGAGTCAGTTAGATCTTGTAGCCGTTAGTGACGCACCAATCACGGTGGATTTGATCGGCTTCCTTCGGCCAGTCATGGGTAATGCATTGCTTGGCAGTTGCCTTATCAATGAAGTAACCAGCGACTGGACCTACTAAGATGCCGAAGCCAAATGCCTGGATGATGATGAGTGCGTAGACGTTCTGTCCTTTGATCATGGTTGTGTGGTATAGGTAGATGCCACTGACTTGTGGCAATACTGAAGGCAGGGTTTGCACCTGCCAATGCCGCTTATACGGACTCAGTCTTCATCTTGCCAAGCAAGGCGCTCCTGCTCACGCTGACGCATGAACTTGATGATGCCTTGCAGTTCGGCAAGTGTTAGATAACCCGTTGGGTCACACATACCTGGAAACCACGCTTCATAGGTGGTCTCTGCGCCTGGATCGTTAGCTGCCATCAGTCCTGAACCCTTGGGTCCAGTGACGATAGAGATTTCGCCAACAAGGCTGTCAATGTACACAAGGTGGAAACCACCAGGTACAGCAGGGTGTTGTACCCAACCAGTAGTCAGGTCAATCACAGGAATCTCCTGTTGTGCGGTGCCTATCTCCGCTGGAGGCAATAACTGGGCTAGGGTTTGCACCTAGCCTCCCGCTTCAACGGATCAGCCTTTAGCTTGAAGCTGCTTGATAAACTTCCGTGCTTGATCAACAGACATCGTGGTGCTACAGTCGTAACCCTTCTGGCTCTTACGAACCAGCTTGGTGATACGAGCTAAGCCCACTTCCTTGTTGACAACGAAGTAATAAACAGCTTGCTTGGTGTTGACGACGCAATGAATGTCCATGGTGTTGAATAAGATTGAACGCTGCTACGTTTAACGTCCAGCTTGACGTGAATCATTGATTCAACTGCTCTCTATCTTCTGTCATTCCTTGAGATCCCTTGTGCGAGAACTGTTCTTGGCAAAGCAGTCTGTCGGGTAGCCTAAATTCCGCGCGCGCGATGTCATGAAATCCTGACAATTGTTGCCGAAAAACCCAGGATATGATCAATAACTTATGCTTTGATGTCTTAGCGAACGAAGTGAGCGCTCTCTTCGTGAACGCAGTGAACTCTTACTCGCACATAACATAACCTAACCTAAGTTACCCTCCCCACCCTTTCTTTTTTTCTATACGCAAATCGCTACGCGGAGGGGTATGGAGAAGCGTCAGGAAATTTTTTATCCTTTTTCGACCCTATACGGACCCTCTTTTGTATCGCAACGTACCAAAACTTAAAAAGTGTCGCCTTATTTAAAGGTTTACCCTAGTTTTTACACAAAAAAGCCGGGGTGTTTGCCCCGGCTGTGTCATGAATTTATCTTTACGTTATCAAAAACCGTACATTTTGCTTTGCGCTGTTTCGGCTGCGCTTAAAGCTTTGGCGTATGACTGCCAATCAGGCTTTTGTCGGGCTAATTCCCCCCTGGCACCCTGAATAAAAGTACGTACTTCGAGGGGATCAGACCCTTGATCCGCCATTTCCTCTGCTTTTGCTTTAATTGCTTCGAGTGCAACAACCCTTTGCGCTCTATCTTTTACGTCCATGTTCCAAAAATTCTATAAAACCCTAAATGGGGCTTAAAACTTTTCTTGATAATAGTCTAACGTAGCTATTTTTCCAAATTTCTACCTTTAAAATACAAATAACAAGGTCAATAGACAAAATATTTACCCATGGTACTCGCGCCGTCCGATTTTTACGCTTATAGCCGCGCAACCGGAGTGCCGGTACCAGAAAACCCAGAAGAAAGAGCGGCTTTAACTCCAGAAGTCCTTGAATTCCGCCGTAATCAGTTACGTGCCCCACAACAGGAGTCAAATCCACTTGCTGCCCTTGGTGCTGCAGCGTTAGGAGTTGGCGCTTTAGCTGGTAGTGTGGCACTTGCTCGCCGCCTTGGCTTTGGTGCACCCAAAGTTGCAGCATCTAAAAAACCTGCATTTACACAAGAAGCGCTTCAAAACGTTAATGCATTAGGTCGTCAAGAATCTTTAGAACAAGTCATTCGTCAAGCAAGGCAAGAGCGTCCAACCGGCATTGTTCAGACTGATCTTGCGGCAGTAAACAAAATCCTGGAAGATCCTGAACTCAAAAAACTTGTTCAACGGCAAACTGCGGAAGAAGAGGCTGAGCTTCGCAGTGAAATGGCGCGTCAACAGGCACGTGTTCAAGCACAAAAACGCGAAGACCTCTGGAGCCTAGTCAAAGAAATTCAAGCAGAAGCGCCTGTTGTTAACCAAGCGATTGGAGCCCTGGAGTCTGGTGAAGATCAGATGACAAGTCGTGTTATGCGTGGCGTACTACGCAACGAAGATCTTGATGCCTCTCAAGTTAATCAAATTGCACGTCAAACAGGCAGTGTAAAAGTAGCTGCTTCGATGACACCTGATGGTGTACCTGTTGATCAAACTGATGTTTGGGGTGGAGCAACACTTCCTACTTTGACGCAAGAAGGTCAACAATATGGGCCAGAGCCTCTTCGGTTACTGCCTGCTGCAACCCAAGGCCGCCAACAGCAAGCACAGTCGTTCCTAGCGCAAAAACGTCAAGAACTTTCTGGTCGATTTGGCCCAACACGTACCGAAAGAATCCTAAGCGAGAATCCTGAACTTCTTGAGGCAGCAGAGCTTTATGCAACCACTGGCGATCCTAACGTTCTTTCTCGTTTTTCTACAGCACCTTCTACTCCAATCACTGTAAAACCTACAGTACAGATGGGCATTAATGCAGAAGAATTTCCAACCGGACAATTTTACAAAAAAACCGGTTATCCGGAGAACACGGGAGATCTACTGGAGCGTGACATTGAACTTACCAATGAAATTTCTTCCATTGGTCTGCAGCAACAACAGTTAGCGGCTAAAGCACAAGAGCTTGGTGAGCAAGAGTTAATGCTTCGTGTAGCCATGGATCGTGATCCGGAAGGTGGCGGTGCGTACACCAAAATGTTTGGCCGGGTTAAATATGAGCAGCAAAACTTACCGGATCCTGCGTCTCTTAACGTTGATTTGGGTGATGTACTTGAAGAAAGAAATTTTTTACGGCGCTACATGGACTCATTAGAGTCTCTGGGATCTACTTATAAATTAGGTGATTTTCAAGAAGGTGTACGTCCTTTTTATGAATATGATCCTCAAGGCAATATTATTCCTCAGACTCTTGAGTTACGTGGTGGCCGACGTTCTGTTGATCTTGAGCCTAAAACCGGTGGTGGTCGTTTAGTTGCCGAATACGATCCCGAAGGGCAAACTGGGAGTACACGTGGAATTTATGGCGTAGAACAAACGTCTCGTCGCACCGGAGAATCAACCCGACCCACTCAAATGACAATGAACGAGTTAGTACGTGAAGGTCTAGAACAAGCTGTTGCTTCTCCGGAAGGCGACGTACCTATGCCTCCAGCTTTAACGGCAATGACCGAACGTCGTCCCACTTCTGCTGCACGGCGCAGTATTGATGCAAGTCAAATTGTGCGTCAAGCTATAATTGAGGGGCGCGACCCGCAGGTGGTATTACGTCAACGCGGTTTTAATGTGTAACTATGGCTGAAAAGAAAAAGAAAAAAGACAAGAAGTGGATCCAAAGTATGGAGATGAAGGAAGGCGCCTTCACAGCCAAAGCCAAGCGCAAAGGCATTACCTCTGCTCAACTCCAAGAAAACGTACTCTCTAATCCAGATGAGTACGATGAAAAAACCGTAAAACAAGCACGGCTTCGTCAAACTTTGGTAGGATTACATAAGAAGAAAAAAGAGTCCACAAAATAAATGGCTAAAGATCATCGCCTTGCCTTAGATCGTTACATCAGAGATGATGCATTTGTAAAGAAAAAAGTTCTTAATTTTGACGAACTTTTTCTAAGCCCATCAAGCACTGGGCAGTATCCCTGGAACCCATCGCGTTTTACGCAGGCCGACTTACTGCGTAAGATGATGACGCGTAAGTTATCGCTTAACCCACGCCTTAATTTCGTAGGTGATAACGCAGAGCAGTATGAAGTTTTTGCGGGTCTTCCCAACTTTAATCGTGTTGAGCAGTATGACTTTTCTAATGGCAGGGCATTAACGCCACAAAGGCCAGAGGAGCAACCTGGTTACAACCCACTTTGGCCAGATTCCTATCGCTTGAGTCCTACCATACCACCAGATAAAAAGATCAAGAATCCGATGCCGCGAGCAGCTAACCCTGATCCCCGTGGGTTCTTGATGGCAGCAGCGGAAAGTCGCGTCAATTCTGAAATTAAAGGCAAAGCATCTGTCGCTGAGTTACTCTCCAAAAAAGGAAGTACTGGTGCACCACTCTCTTCTACTAGCAACAACGATAAAAAAGAAACGTTTAAAAAGAATAATGAAAAGGTCGGTTAAACTAGTAAAAAAGAAATAAGAAAGTGAAGTTAGCGGGGCGCAGCAAGATTCCAGCCGATGCAACTAGCGTTGCAGGTAATGTTGGCATGGGTAGTGCCCTAGCCGGTGTTCTCGGTTTGCTCGGTGGCGGTCCTATCGCCGGCCTTGGATCTGCAGCCATCGATTTTGCTGTGACTTACCCCCTGGTCAAAGGTGCCAGGAAACTACGTCCTCCTGTCAGACCATCTGCTGCAACAGCAAAGAATTTTGTTCGTGATGAATCCGGCAACCTTGTTCCGGCGCTTGAATACTCCAAGCTGGAAACGGGCGCAAATATTGGAGGTTCTCTGTTGTCCGCTGGTCTTGGCGTTGGCTTAATGGCGCCTGAACCAACGGTCATGTCGCAAGATCAAACGATCATGCACGAGATGATGCAACGGCAAGCCGTTAATAATTTGCAAGCGCCTCAAGCGGTATCCCCTGGTACTCAATTTCAAATGGCAGGGCTTGAGTTCTTGAACCAATATATCCGACCAGATCTCAATACAACTGATCTCAACATGCCGATGCCTGCGCGTGTACAGGCATTACTTCAGCAAACCGGCATGGAGCTGTTCTAATGAATCCACTGGAGTTCCTGGGACAGCAAGCCAAAGAAGTCAAGCGTGGCTTTAAAAAAGGCGATATTGCTCAAATTCGCATGGCCCGGCAGGGTCTTGGCTATGGCGAAAGTGTACTTGATCCTCGTTTCAAAGCAGCTATTGCATCTAAAGGTATCTCTGCGCGTGAGACACCAAGTCAATTCTTAGGTGCTTATGCATCGCGTATGTTGATTGATGTTGCAAATGATGGCACACGTACATATTGGTGGCGCTGGAACCATCCTCTTGCCATTGCCCAACGTGTGACTGAACTTGGTGTTCAACAGATTGATACTCCAACCGGACGTGCGGTTGCGGCATTGGGTGTTGCGATACCGGCCGTTGCTGCTGCTGGTACATACGACATTACCAATCCAGAAGAATACGGTCGTCCCAAGGGGTTTGCTCAGCGTTACTCACCTGTTGGCGCAGATGATCGCAGGCAAACGGCTCAGCCGGGGCAAGAAATATTTGAGCGTTTCTTCCTGCAACGTACGGGAGATCCTTTGAAGTATGAAACAGCAAAGCAAGATATTCCTTCATTAACACCACAGCGTTACGCAAACTACATGAACTTTTTGTACCAGGACAAAGGTCTTCTTGGTCTTGGTATTATCAAAGGTACAGGAGAGAATTTGCAAGGCTATCCTGAAGCTCGTGTCCTTGGGTTCCCCGTGTCAATTCCGATGACAACAGGTTTTGTCGCTGGTGCAGCCGGCGCAAATCTTGCCGCAGCCACTGCAAGTAAAGGCACACCAAAACAACGTGCAGTTCGTGGTGCTATTGGCGCACTTACGGGGTCTCTTGCCGGTGTTGCAGCAGGTAATATGACTAATGAAGCAATCGCTTCTGCGGGACGTTCTACACTACCAACCACTGCAGAATATGATGCATTGAGTACTGGTAGAATCTAAAAATAAAAGCGTTTTAATAATGGCATACCCGGATCCCTGGTCTTCTCCAGTTCAGCCCTTATCAAGTCCTTTATACACGAATCCTGTTGCCGGGGCGCAGACCCTTGCTGATGAAACATTGCGGCAACAGATTGAAAGAAGGCTGGCTGCTGGTAAAAATAAAGGTAGGGAAGTTTTTAATCAAGCAAGCTCGACTGTTGCTGAATTAGGGCAACAAGCCGCAACTGCCTTGGGCAAAGTTCCCAAACGTGCCATTGTTGGTGGTGGTGCCGTTTTGGCTGGTGTGCCTGCGTTGATGCAAGGCGATGTCGCTGGCGCAGCCGGAAGCACTGTTGGCGGCTTGCTCGGAGGCGCTATTGGCACGCTTGGCGGCCCAGTAGGGGCTGCTGTTGGTACCACACTTGGCTCGATGGTCGGAGGCGGCCTGGTCGGCGCCACAAAAGCTGCCCTAGAAAAAACTCCGCAGGCAGTTAGTATTCCTACACCTTTTGGTGATCTTCCTTTAAACGCTTCTGCTCAACAGCTGAAATACATGCAACAGCTCGGTGAGCTGGGTGAAACACAATATCGTAATGCTCTTGGCACTCGCACCAGTGCTCTTATTGATCTGAACAAGCAGATTAGCGATCAAGATTACCTGAATCGTCAACGCGACTTCCCTCTTGTGCAAGCTGAGCAAAACGCTGATCTTGCACGCAGCCAAGCATTGATCAATACCCAGAACAATGCTTACATGCAGCAGATGGTTCTTGGTACTGCCGGCAACTTGATGCTAGATGCCCAGCGTGAACGCGGTGCCTTGATGCGCCAGGCTATCGCTACCAATCCTTATGTAACCGCTCTTGCGGCTCCTAGTGTTTCTATCGGTTAATCATGGCAAGTCAAGTAGCAGGTCAAAATCCACCAGGTTCTACTGGAGCAGGAATCAATCCTTTCCAGAACACCCTCAACCAAACCATGACGCCTGGATATACAGGTGGTTTTGGTACTTCTAACGTATATGGAGATCTCCTTGGGTCTGAAGATCCAAATGTCCGGATGTTTGGCGCACTAGGCCAAATCCAGCAGTTTGCAAACCAACAGTCTTACGAAAGAGAAGAAAATCTTTTTAACCGTATTCAAGAAATGCGCAAGCGGGAAGCGCAAGAAGCTTATCGAATGAACCTGCCTTTTAAAACTGGTGCAATGGTAGGCGAGGTTTTTAAAAATATTGTTGCGGCTCAGCAACCAGGCATCCAAGCTGAGCTTCAAATTAGAAGCAATACCGCTCCACTATTGGCTCAGGCCTACAGCAATAATCCATTTGCTGGCCGTAAATGGCTTCGATAAAAGAGGTGTAGAATAATGGCAAGCGCATTTAGCTTTGGCTCGTCGCCAAGCTCGTTGCCAAATACGAGTTATTTAAATATCAGTGATCCCGTTTCATCAGGCGGTTTCTCTGGGGCACCTTTAGGAGGCAGTGGCATGATTGATCCCGGAACAGCTACCCTAATCGGCACTGGCGTTTCTGCTTTAGGCTCAGCAGTGGGCGGTGCCGCATCTGGTAAAGGTGCCAAAAGTGCTGCAGATCAAGCAAGAGAAGCTGCTGCGGAACAAGCCAAAATGGTTGTCCAAGCAAACCGCGAAAATCTTCTTGGTGGGTTTGGTTTAGAAGATCTTAGTCAAAAACAAGAATTAGCTTTTGGTGGTCCCAGGGAACGCGCAGAAGAGTTTGCAAATCAACAGTTTTCTTCTGCCATGGATGCAGGCCCTGGTTCATACCAGCGTGGCATTGTGACTATGGCGCGTAATCTTGCAGCGCGTCAAGCAGAGACAGAGCCCTTCCGGCGCACTGGTTTTACGCCGATGTCCAGGTACACCTGATTTAGGATCAACATATAAGAGCGGCAAGCAATGGCAGGCAGTTATCCTTTTAGAGAAGCCAGCGGTAGCAAAAGCGCTACTTCTGAAGATTTTTCGCAACTATCTTCTAAATTTGATTCACTGCTTAATTATTTGCAGGGCGGTGATATTGGCGGCGTGTCTGGCAGCCCAATTCAAATTGGACGAAAGTCCATTAAAGATATTCAAAAAGCAGAAAAAGCAGGCAGAAAAGAATTGCCTGACTATTTTCAATCACTCCTCGAAGACGTACAATATGGTGCTCTATCCCCAAGCCAAGCTGCCTCCGCTTATGAGTCACGTGCACGCGGCCTCGGGGAGGTAGAAGGAGTCTCCAAGGCTACATCTCAACTCAAACGTGCATCCATTGGAGCGCCATCTCCCGAGCAGTACGCACGCTATACGCCTTTCTTCCAAACATCAGCCCAACAAACCCTTGGACGCACACTAAGTGATCCTGAACTTCAAAACTATGTTTCGACATTCAGAGGGCTTGGCGTTAAAGATCCTGCCGCCGTTACTGCAATGTTTGGCAAAATGCTTACAACCAGTGACGAATACCTAGATAGGCAATATCGTTTCAAACCAGAGATGCCAAAGCTTCAGCAGGATTCTCAAGCCTTTGCGCAGCTCCTCAATACTTCTTTTGGCTAAAATAAAAGCATCAACGTAGACAATACATAGAGCAATGTCTAAATTAAAACTTGCGGGAAAAACATATAGCCCAGGGAAAACCCTTGGTGCAAATGATTTTAAGGACATGCTTGAAAGCGGTTATACCGCTGACTCTATTTTACGTCGGGCAAAAGAAGCTGGTATCAGTATTGGTGAAGGAGCACGTCAAGCTGCAAAGCAATCCAAAGCAGCTTCAATCGCACCAGCACCGGAAGTTTCTGTAACTCCTCCCGAGTTTACGTATAACATTACGCCGGGAGGAGGACTGGATCAATCTCCCGGCCTTACTCGTGAACAAGCATCTGATTTTGTATTTCAATCTGGTTTATTAACACTTCAAGGAAATATTGATCAAGAAAAGTTAAAAATACAAGGACTTACTACAACAAAAATAGCTGACATTGGTCGCCAAGCCAGTGATTTTGCGGCTACTGAAAGCAGAATGGCTCAGCAATATGTTGCCGACAGATCTAAAGAAGCAGCAGAAAACGTTGAAACAATTCGCGGTACAAACGCTATTAATTTACAAGGAATTGTTAACGCTGGAATGAAAGACGTCGAAGAGATTCGCAAATCAGCCGGCAAAGACATTGAAACAATTCGCGGACAATTTGGTGTCGAGCAAGAGTCGACGCGCCAGAGAGGACAAAAAGATATCGCAAAAATAAGCGAGAGAGCAGGTTTAAATGCTGCCCTTGTTGGTGCATTCAATTTTTAAAAAGAATGTACTAAAATAACCTTAGTGTTTATTAATTGACCATGGCCCAACAAACTTATCAAGAGCGTATCAACGCCATTAACGCTGCGGCTAGCTCTGGCCAGATTGATGCAGACACTGCTGCACAGCTTAAAAAACAAGCAGCTGAGGGCGAGTTTGGCACCAAGTCGTTTGATATTGGCGAATTCCAAGATCTCCTGGGCCGCCTTGAAGGCTCCAAGATGCGTCAACAGCGCCAGAAGAGCGTAGAAAGTCGTCGTGACATCATGAGCCAAGGCCTGGCTTCCATGATGAGCAACTTCTGATGCAGTCCTCTGTTGCCGACCAAAAAAACAAATCAGGCGAAGGTCAGGATCTTCGCCTGTATGAAAAGGCGGCAGAGGTTGCTTATCAATACGCAAAAAACAAGGCATCTAAAGAAGCAGAGACTTCTGAGAATAAAAACGAAATGATGGAACAAGACAATGACCAGTAGTTTTTTGGATGTTGCCGATACAGACGGCGATCCTTATTCGTTTTTATTTGATGAGGACAAAGCCCGGAAAGCAGCCAGTGCTGTTAAGATTTTCCAGGATGTCTCCGTTGGCTCCACTAAAGAAAAAATGAAGGAGCAGGGTTCTCAAGAACGTGAAACAATTGGCAAGGGCGCAACAGAACAACGTGCAACAGCAGAACAAGCGCAGCGCTTTGCTCAGTCCGACGAAGAAAGAGACTACAAGCAAGCCCAACGAGCGTATCAATATTGAGTTGTTCGACCAGTGGGTTGACAACTTAACATCTGCGGATCAAGAAGCTTTTACGGCTTTTGCATCAGATACGTTTTCGACGATTGAGTGCTACCTCTACGCTCGTTTCCTTGGGTACCAAGGGAGCATCACTTCGTGTGAAGCCTGGATTAAAGACAATTACCAGAAGCCTGATCACAGGAAAAAGCTTCTGTACGAAATTGAAGAGATGCAGGAAGATATTCGCAAATTACGTGCGGATGTTGATGAGGGGTTGGTTAAGCGTGATGCAGGCGTTGCGCGTATTGCAGGAATGCAAAAAGAATTACGCGGAACAATTGCACAGGTTGAGATGTTTACAGCTAATCGGGACCGTAAAGGTTTGTTAATGGCTGGTGCGGATCGTGCCATACGTGAGTTAATGGCTATTTTTAAAGACGACCCAATTGAAGTCCCCCTGGAAGAAGCTTCAATGAGTGTGTGGGCTAAAATGCAATTAGACGAATAACACTTGAAGTTAAAATAAAGTAATTGCAATGGGTGCCAACGTAAACGCTGCAGGTGTCGCGCAAAACATGCCTAATTTTGTTAGGCAGATTCAACGCGAAAGGATGGGACGTCAACAGATGGCGCCCTCTAATGAAGCACCTGCAGATCCCATGCAGTTCCAAGCTTTATTAAACCAAGCAGCAACAAATGGCCAAGAACAAAATGCCGCCCCAACTTCTGGAGCACTTCAAAAAGAAGGAGGCCAAGAGGGAGGACGGCAGCGAAATGTCGGACAAGGAAAAGAGGAAGGCAGCCTTGGACAAAGCTCGCAAGTACAAAGAGCAAAAGAAAGACAGCAGGGACAGCGAATGAGGTAGTATTCAGTAATACACTGAACAATACTTACCGTGCCTGCGTACCAACATCTTGCATACCGCCGTAACGCACAAGCGGCTGCTCGCAGGCAACAAATACGTGTCCCCCGAAATCTTGAATCCCTGGAGAAAGCACGGGAAGATTTCGGGTTTTTTTGTGAGTATGTAGCAGATAAACCTCCGGCTGACCACCACAAAGAATGGCATCGTCACTTTGTTACCAACGAAGACAGTAGCTGCCTGCGAAAAATTGCTGGACCCAATGTTGATCTCCTGGCGCCACGGGGTTCTGCCAAATCAACAGTCTTGGGTCTGTTTACTGCCTGGGCCATCGGTGTTCATACAGCAGCCAAGTTACCGCTGCAGATTTTGTACTTGTCTTACACAGTCGACATTGCACGTTCCAAGTCAGCAACCATTAAACGCATCATCGAAAGCAAGCGATATCAAGAAGTTTTCCCGACCGTACGTCTTCTAAAGAACGTCACCAGCAATGAGTACTGGTCCATTGACCACAAGTTTGCAGGCATCGATACCACGGGTGAGGAACAATTCACACTCTGTGCCGCAGGCCTTAAAGGCTCAGTGACCTCCAAACGTTCACATCTAGTCATCATTGATGACGCCATCAAATCAGCCGCAGACATCTCCAACCCTGACATCCGGAAACAGATGCAGGACAACTGGAATGCTGTGATTGCACCAACCATGTTTGAAGGCGGTCGAGCAATCTGCCTTGGCACACGTTTCAGACACGATGATATTCATGCCACAACATTCAACCCGCAAAACAATTGGCTGCAAATTGTGCTTTCCGCCATCATCAATGATCCCAAAACGGGGGATGAAATGTCTTACTGGCCATCAATGTGGTCGTTGGATTACTTGAAGGAAAAGAAACGACAAGCACCGATTGCTTTCTCGTTCCAGTACATGAATCAAGTCATCAGACAAAACGAGTTGTCGTTGGCGCCAGAGCTGATTGTCAAGGCGGAGATTGCAACGGAGTTTGATACCCTTGGTATTGGGGTTGACCTTTCAGTTGGAACAAAAGAAAAGAATGATTACACCGTTATGGTTCTTGGTGGACGTATTGGTGATCAGATTCACATCATTGATTACAGGCGGCTACGCGTCATGGGTAACCTAGAAAAACTGGATGCCCTTAAGGAATTGCTCAACGATTGGTCGATCCTTGGTAAAGATGAAGGCGGTCATTACTTTCCGACTTACTCCACGTGTGACATCTGGAGTGAAGCGGTTGCGTACCAGGCATCACTAGAAGCTGACTTCAAACGTGTATGCCTCACCAATGAAAGCTTGTATAACCTGAATTGGCATGCCGTCAAAGGATTCCGTGCCGATAAGTTGGCACGATTCCGTGGTTGCATGGGTATGTTCGAAGACCGCAAAATCATCTTCAATCGTTTCCGCAACTTTACGGCTATGTTTGAAGAGTTGACCAACTTTGGCGTCAGCAGTCATGATGATTGCGTCGATGCCCTCGTATATTTGTTGACAGGATTAATGCGCAAAGGACAGCTGCAACTTGATTACTAAACTCTAGAATTAGAAAAAAGCATTGTTTGCGGTGGGACCCGAATACTTAGCCATCGGCTTGACAGCCGTCATATCGGCTATCACAGGCGGTGGCTGGGCCGCATCTAAAATCTTGAATCGATACAACGATCAAGTTCAACAGGCCTTCAATTACATTGGATCACAGAAACGGAGGATTGACGTGTTAGAGGAAGACCTCAAGCGCTTGCCTTTGGAATACGTCTTAAAAGTTGATTTCTTAAGAGAAATTCAAGATATGCGTGACAACTTTCGCGAAATTAATAATAAGCTTGATAAACTAATCGAGACAATGCTTTCCGCAAAATGAGTTACATCCTCGAGGTCCAGGAGGACGAAAACGGTGATCAGTACATTACCCTGCCTGACGAGGTGATCGAAGAACTAGGTTGGCAAGAAGGCGATGTGCTTAATTGGGATGTACGTAGTAACGGCATTGTCCTCAGTAAAGTAAATGACGCCGCTGGCTACGAGGTTATAGAAGAGTAAAATAAAAAGATCGATGTGTAGTTAGATGGCTTACGGCGGCATAACTTACGGCGGAATGACCAATGTTCCTGGAGCGCCAGGCAATTTTGTGGCTGGCGGACTTAGTTTTCCGATTGGCCCTGGGAAGCCTGACGCCGAAGAGGAGAAGCAATTTAAAGAAATGTTCAAAGCTCCAGGGAGCTGGCGTCAATACATTCAAGATTATCAACGCAACAATCCTTTACAAAGGGAAATGCCTTCCGCTGGTATCGGCAATGTTGGGGGCTTGCTCGCACAAGCGCAGCCAGCAGGTGCAAATATTGGCGCTGCAGCCCTGGGAGGCGGCATGAACATGAATATGCAACAAATGCAGGAATACATGCAACAACAGTCAGGTGGCCCTTCCGGGCCTCCTATTACATTAGGTGTTGATATTGAAAACGAAAAAGTCAAAAATCTCCGTGGAAATTTAAATGCACAATTAGATGCAAATCAATCGGTTAATCTAGGAGGCAACTACAACGTACAAGACCAGAGTGGGCAACTTGGAATCGGTTACCGTACGCCGATGTTTGGTTTTGACGTGAATGTGACACGCACTCCTCGCACCTTTAATGCTTCCCCTGGGTACGGTGTTCAAGGTAATGTGACGGGCCGTTTTTAATCTGTTAGTATTTAGTTAAACGAGTTCAATAATGGCAGACGCTAAGGCCCGGCTTCAGGAAATTATCAATGCCTATCTTGAAAAAGATAGCGACATTGTTGTTGATACCGGCATTGTCGCGTCTCATATTGCACAGATGAAACTCTTTGGCATTCGCCAGGGAGTTGAATTTTTCCCATCTCAAGATAACTTTGGCAACCAGCGCAAAGATTTTATCGACCGCGTGCTGAAGTACAACAAGATGGATACACGCCTAGATTCCATCTGGGAGTATTTCCTCTGTGACGGCAAGGGTCTTTTTTACATTCGTCCTACCAAGTTCAGCTATCGTCTTTATTATTTCCGCGAACACGAATATCGCGCTTTCTATAACGTAGATGGCGAGTTAGATGAAGTTGTAATTATCTACAGCTATAAGGTCAAAAAGGGATTTGGCCTTAATGAAAATATTAATATCAGCACTCTTACCGGTGCCACCAATACTGGTAATCAAGGGGCCAAGCGATACATCAGGCTTTCTATTAAAAACGACTCAATCGAAGAAACACATTCAGAAGGCGAAATGTCTTTTGACATGCCTAGCTATGCAACCCCTGGTAAAACTAAAACATTTACCAACAGCTTAGGCTTTATTCCTTGCGTTGAGATTCTCAATAATCCGAAGGGATTTTCCAACGAAGGCGTCGGAGAGTTTGACGCCATGGCAAACCACATTTGCACTCATGACGATTTAATGCGCACAATGCGCAAAAACATTACTTTCTTTGGTAATCCGACACTTCTTTCTTCCAGGCCTAAGACCGACCTTATGGAAGCAGGTGGAGAAGCCACAATTCAACGTCCCTCCATTGCTGCAAACTCGGGATTCACAAGCCCTGCTCCATTGAGTCGCTCAATGTTTAAGGCTGATCCAGTCAGTCGTGGCGTTGACGGTCAGCTTCGTGTCCCTCGCATCATCGCAAACCTGGAGCCAAACGACCGTGTTGGTTACATTGTTCCAGATGCCATCACTGGAGACCAAAACGCATTTGCTCGTCAATATCGAGAAGAGATTCGCACAGCACTGGGCGGTGTAGATGAGCTTTCCATTTCAGCAGGCGTTACCGCAACCGAATACAAATCTTTGTTTGGTCGGGTGTCTGCAACTTCAAAGAAAAAAGCTAATGCTATTTACACACATGGTATCGCGCGGTGTCTTGAGCTAATTGTTTATCAAGAAGAGCAGCTATTTAAATCAACACTTGCTCAGGCGGCAAAGATTGAAAAGCCAATCAGGCCATCTTCTGATGCGCCAGAGGAAGAAGTTTCTGCCTACGAAGAGGCAATGAAACAATTTAATGCTCAAGTTAAAAATCTAATGGTTGCTTGTGTTGAAGCACAGCAGATTCCACCCGGAGTTATGGGCCTTATTCCGGATGGTGATGTCACGGTTCTTTGGCGATGGCTGGGACCTGTTTACGAAGACTCAACGCAAGACACGCTGAACAACTCCATTGTGGTGCGCAACTTACAAGAGTTAGGTGTTGATAGCATTGAAGCATTGAAATACCTCTTTCCGTCTAAGACGGATGAGGAACGGGCCGAGATGTTATCTGGGTTCCCTTTCAGGATGGTGAATGAATTGCAGGGTGCATACTCTCAATTCGCTAAACTAGTGGGGGGCATGATGCAGACTCCCCACCCGCAAGCACCGGATCTTCCGATGGCTGCGGATCCAAGATTGGATTTAACGCCATATCTGTATCGAACATTAGAAGCTCTACAAAAGGAGATGAGTTATGCAGGACGCTACCGTCCAATCGATCCCACAGACGAGCCAGGCACCAGTGGCGGTGGCTCCAAGCAGCTACGTGGTACCGGCCCAAGCTCCGGCACCTCAAGCTCCAGTGGCGGCTCCGATTCAGTATCAAGTGGGTACCAGCTACCCCCAAGCGGTCCCTCAGCCGAATATCAGCTACCAATCCGCCCCGTCTCAGTACGCCCCCCAATTCCAGCCGGATTCGGGCAGCAACAGCAATCCGTGGGAATCGGCGTTCAACAAGGTGGTGAACCTGCTGAGCGCACCAGTTCAATCCCCGTTCCAGGCGCAACCATCACAAGCGACGACTCCGTATACCCCGGCGAATTACGGACAGTACAGCAACCAGGCTATGCCCAACTCGGCAGCGCCGACCTTATCAACCAGCCGGGCCTCATTGCCCAGCTCTTCCCAAATCTCCTCGGCTCTTTACTCAACGCTGGACGGACTGGATCCGACACCGGACGTACAGAACGCAATCGCGGACTACCTGGGTCTGAACCAGGAAAGCCGGATGGTGATCGACGCGTACGGGGTAAACGCACCGGCAGTTCTAAATAATTATGCCCTTCAGCTTGAAGGAATGCTGGACAGCGCCGTTGCCTGGGGCAATCAAGCCAAGGATCTGATTCAGGGCTACGCCAATTTTGCTGTTAACGAGCACACCGAAAATCTGGCGTACAACGAAATTCTCACCAACCCAGATGTGCTCAGCGATTACACGCTGAAGTTCTTTGGTCCCGAAGGTCCTTATCCCGTGTACGAAAACGAAGCGCAACTGGAGACCCGTGGTTACCCCACTGCTCCTATTAACGCAGCAATGGGTCAATTCCCTGCTCCTCCCGCTGCAGCCGCTCCTCAGCAACCTGAAAACTTCTGGGGTTCTTTCAAGCAACAGATGGATCACGATCCAAGCCAAGCCTGGCGCATCCTGAACCAAGCTCAGCCTCAAGTTGTTGCAAACAAACTGTTTGTGATGGAGTGATGCCATGCGTGGCATTCTTAAATACGGTGTACCTGCTGCCGCCGCCTTAGGTGTTGGCGGGTATGCCCTTTCTCAAGGTGAAGATCCAGGCTCTGCTGCACTTGCCGCAGGTGCCGGTGCTCTTGGCGGTGCAGCAGGTTTATTAGGTGGTCGTGCGCTTGCCGGTAAATTTGCAGGTCCTCTTGCAAATGCCTTGAATACAGGGAAGAAAGCAGCGATCCAAGGGCTGACATCTGCCTCTCAAAATATCTACGCTCCTATCAAGACTTCTGTACGAGAAGTTAGCGCCGCTGAAGCCGCCCAGGCGGAAGCAATTAACAAATTGCGTGCCCAACGTGCAGGTGAAAGCAAGAGAGCCGCAGCACTTGGCGGAATTGCTGGAGCACTTCAAGGACTCCCTCAAGCCACCGAAGCAGGTATTTATTCAGGTCTTAAAACAGGCTTAGGTGCAGTTGCAGTTCCTGCCGCCGCACTTACCGCTGGTCTCGGCGGTGTAGCACTTGGCGCTATTCCGGGTGCCATGGGTCTACCTGGTTTCCAGCAAGGTGGAGGTCTTGATCCCGAATCTCCTTACGTTTCCCAGAATCCCCGTGGACTTGGGATGACAACTATGCAGTACGTGTAATAAATAAATTACCGGCTGCTAAAATTTGTGATAGATAAGACATATCAATGTCTGAATCTTTCACCCGATAAAACACTTCCTGCGACACTGGAGGATAAAACAAAGTGTTCATTGATAACGACTTTCCAAAGATTCTGGGTGCGGAACTTTACCGTCCTCACCCTGCTTACATTGCCGAAATGGCAGTGGAGCCCGTGGTGGTCCATGACTTCACCCGTCAGCCCGGTCAAACCGTTCAGTTAGACCGCTATAAGTTCTGGGGTACCCCTGGTACGAAGGACAGCCGTGAGCGTATTGCCGACCAAACTATCGGTACCGCTAACAGCCGTAACATCACCAAGGAGAAAGTCCTGGTGGTGCTTAAGGAATACACTGGTCCTGCCGACCCGGGCGATCCGACCCAACCCAGCACCTTCAAAATTGCTCGGGAAACCCTGATTACCGCCCAGCGTCTTCTGCTGGACACCGGTAACCTCAACATGTTCCACCAGTCGATCGGCAGCCTGACTCTGCTTGACGACTATCGCCGTTGGCGTGACCGCGTCTTCATTGACGAACTTGCCAAAGCAGAAGCTAACGGTGTTGCTTCTACTACCCAAGGTGGTTACTACTTCGCTGGTGGTAAGACCAAAGATTCTCAGGGTCGTGTGTCCTACACCTCCACTGAGTATGGCAATGAGGTGCAGCAGTTCCAGGTGCGTACCGACCTTCTGACCGTTGTTAAGGACCTGCGTAAGCGCAATACTCCTACCTTCGCTGATGGTTTGTATCGCTGCATCTGTGATCCTACCTTCATGATGCACCTGCGTCGTGATCCTGACTTCCGTGAGATCGCACGTTATAGCGGCAATCCTGGCCAAGGCATGTACATGGGCAACCCCATGATGCCTAACAACGCCAGCTTCTACATGGGTCCACAAGCTGGTCAGGGCTACTTCCTGGCTGGTGAGCCTGTGATGCCGACTGGTGTGCAGTTTGAAGGCGTCAAGTTCTTCGAGTCGACCAACTTCCCGACCAAGAGCGTGTCCGCTTCCTTCGACAACGGCTCTAGCTATGCCTCCAAGGAAGTTGCTCAAGGTTACTTCTTCGGTCCTCAGTCTGTTGGTGTTGGTATCGGCGGTCCTAACGCTCAGGTGCTCATCAACAACAACGATGACTTCAGCCGTTTCATCATCCTGATCTGGCAACTGTACGCTGGCTTCGAGATCCTGAACAAGGACTTCGTGACCACTGCTTACAGCTTCGTCCAGGACGACGGCACTGTTTGATAATTACGCATAAACAATCAACATAGGAAAAGATAAATGACCTATTTGTCCGCTAAGAAAATCTACCCAGGCAACTGGGCAGAACCCCTGAACGGTTGGTACAAGAACATTGATACCAACGATGATGGCTCTAATAACGCCTCCAAGGGCGGCCCCACTTCGGTGCTGGCTATCCCTGGTTATCGTTACTTCCAGCAGCGTGGTTACGTCCCTGTGACTGCCACCTCTGGCGCTGGCGCTGTTGCCGCTGCCGATGTGATCGTCCCCTCGCCTTACCGCCAGGACGACACCCGTCCCGACATCACCGGCATGGTGATCTCTGGTAGCAGCACCCTGCCTGCTTATGTGTATCGCGCTACCATCTCCGTTGCCTCTGGCTGGGGTGACGGCCGCGTTGCCTCCGGTGTGTATGCCGCAACCGGTAACGTCATCTCCTTTGGCCGCAGCAATGCCGGTAGCCCTACCGCTGCCTCCGGTATTGGCGAAGCTGTTATCCAGGCAAACCTGACCTCCACCGTGTCTGGTTCTCAGGTTGGCGAAATCTTCTTCGCCGCTGGTTCCGCTGCTTACAGCGCTAACCCCTTCCTGATCGCCTCTGGCGCCGCTGGTGTGACCGCCGGTAACGTGTACTACTCCGCTACCGCTTCCACCACTCTGAAAGTGTTTGCGAAAGAAACTGCAAACAGCACTGCAACCTCTGGTGGCTTCTATATCTCCAGTGGTGATTCCAGCGGTGGCCGCACTGGTTACCTCGTCGTCGAAGCCTGCTACATCCAACCCGATGAAGCCCCTGGCTACGAAGACATTGATGGTTACCTCCTGGGCCGCACCGTTAGCTGATTGAGTTAAACTAAGACCAGTTAATCACTGGTCTTATGTCAACCACGGCAGCAATGCTTTATCAGCACAAAAAAACTGGCGCTCGAGTCAAAGTCATTAGCGAATGGGATCAAGGCGATTGGTTCATGGTCGAAGATCAGGATGGTCGCCTTTTTACCGTTTACAGAACTGAGATTGAGCCCGACGAAGAGGCTACTAAAAAGGTAAAGACTCTTCAAGTAAAAGATAAGGCAGCGCAAGAAGAACCACGTACCTTTCCTCCGGACGCACGTTTAAACATCAATGGCGCTACCGCTCAAATGATCGCTGATCATATTAAGGGTATCGGCTTGAAGACAGCGCGAGAGATTAAAGATCTTCAGATGTCCTTATCGGGTGAAAGGTTTAACAATCTCGAACAGCTAAAACAGATCAAAAGGGTTGATTGGGACGCGGTCTTTGCCGCTGACTTGATCCGTGTATAACTACCTCCTTCTGTAGACACGCCCCCTGGGAAACCGGGGGTTTTTATTTTAGAATGAGAAATAAAACAGATATGGCTGAACGTACTATCGTTGATATTGGCAAATACTTACAAAGGTTTGGCCTAAATATCGGAGAGCATCCTCAGTTTGGAGGCGTAGGTAAAGGTCACTCTCCTACTGGATACCATCCAACAGGAGAAGCTATTGATGTACGTGATTGGCGCCCTGACGTTGCTCCTGCTTACGAAGGAGGTAAGCCAATTCCTTGGAAGCAGAGAACAGGAGAGCTTTCTTGGAGAGCCAAACAGCTTGGCTTATTTAATGAAGCCTTGGGACCCGGGGACAAAGGTCACGATACACACGTGCACTTAGCTTTGGCAGGTAAGAAATACATCCCCGAAAATCAACTTGAATGGCTTGCTACAGGACGCTGGAAAACACCAGAAGGTAAGTTGTCAGACGTAATGCCCACCGTCAGTCAACCCGTGTCGTCAGAAAATGCAGGATCAGTGTCAGAAGCCACTGCGCTTGCCGGTTTATTTGGTGGACTGCTAAATATGATGCCAAAGCAAAAAACATTGCAAGAGCAGTTAATGGAAACCGCAATATCAAGTGCACTGTCGCCAAAAAAATCAAATACGTCTTCCTTGCTGGACCTAGCTCGTTCTGGTCCGCTTGATGAAATTATCTACGGATAACTAGCGTTTATAATTAAAAACATACGGAAGTAAGCTGTGCAACTCAGCGATTTTGATAAGAGTAGGGTCCGGTATCATCTGGGCTACTTCACGGTTTCCGTGCCAGCGGGCGACTATGCTCGCTTGGAAGAAGCAATGAATACCGTTCCGGATTCATACTTCTACGACAAGATCGTCATTCAGATTGGTCGTTGCGATACGGCCGAGAAGAAAACAGAAGTTGCAACATCGCCTTCCACTCGGTTAGAAAGCATCGTTGGGGATGTGGACCGTACAATTCGGTCTAGTAATGCCAAGGAAGCTCTCAAGGTTTGGGATGAGATTTATCTCTACGAGACCAACCGTTTAGCCGGTATCCTTTACGTACCTAACTACAAGGATCCGTTCCAAGCTCGTTACCGTTACGAGCGCTCTGGCGCTGAGTTTATTCAGGCGCTACCAGGCCCGGCTGATACGGCTGTGGGTTCTCGCATCTATTTACATGAGGTTTGGAGGTAATCATGAACCGTAAGCCAAATACAAGCGTCGCTGCTCAGCAACGTGCAAGAGAACAACAGGCTGTTCTTGATAGGCTCCGTTCAGGTGGATCAATTGCGGGTGCAAAACCTGCCAATCCACTTATTGGCGGAATCCAATCTCTTTTCGGCGGCGCAGGTGCAGGTACCATCCCTACGCTCAATGCAGCACAGCTTGGAGGGCAAGAAGTTTTAATGAATAGAGGCGGCTGGAGCACAAATGTTGCAGGCAGTGGCCCTATTAATGTTGGTGGACAAACTTGGTATCCAGCACAAAGCGGACAAGATTTAGTTTACAAACGTGCCCCTGGTGCAGTTGGCGGTCAATACGGAAGCATTTTCTCAAAAGATCAGTCTTCCCCTCCGGAGACTGCAGTCCCCCCAGGTTCTGTCAATCCCCCTGGCGCACAACCCCCCGCCACCTCTCCTGCCCCTAAGTTATCCCCAGAAGAACAGGCCTACAACCAAGAGCGCTCTCGTATTGCTCAGTTAACCGCACAAAATCCTGAATTCCAGAGTATTGGTCAACTTCGCAATGATCTGCGTGACCAAGGCATGGCTATTTGGGCTCAGAAAAATCGAGCATTAGCCGAGAAAGTGAAACCTGGTCAATCTGGTTACGACGCTATTCAAAAAGCTTTGTATCCAGGCGGCACACCACTCCCCGCACTTCCCGCTGAATCGGAAGCGATGCTTAATGCAATCGCTCCAGTGGACGCAACAGGTATTCGTCCAAATGTCACGCCGATGCCAGGACAACTTCCTGCATTCGGTACTGCATCTGACTTGATGTATCAAGCTGTCATTGGCAATGGCTCTGCTTTTACACCTATGTCACAACAGCCGGCAACTCCTCAAGACAAAGCTCAGGATCTTGCCGAAGCTTTTAGGCAGGCTATGCTTGCACGTATTACTAAATAATCCCTTGGCATTGCTTTGCATGTAAGTCCAACCAGCTGGATACGAATCGTCGATTCACGGAGGCCAGCGTTGTTGCTTTAGACCCATGATTCTTTGCCCTAAGTTTGTCAAACAAATCCTTCTGTATTTAGCCACGACCCTGGCGCTGCAGACAGTATTTATTCCTGGTCTTAGGGCAAGTTCAAACTGGGTAGGAGAATAAGACAGACAAGAAGATGTCACTTGATCCCAACGCTCTTATTATTGCCAAGCGCATGCAGGCCGCTGGGTACACGCGCGGCCAGATTGCTGGTGCCCTTGGTAATTTTCAGCTTGAGTCTGGCTTTAATCCTCGCATCAACGAAGGTGGCAAGGTTGGCGCACCTTTAGGCGTTGGCGGGTTTGGTCTTGCTCAATGGACGGGTGGGAGACAAAGTGCTTTGGTTAATTTTGCCAAGCAGAAAGGATTGGATCCCGGCAGCATCGAAGCACAGGCTGATTTTCTTATTCATGAATTACAGGGTCCCGAGAAAAAAGCGGGCGAATATTTAAGAGGTGCTGTCTCGCCGGAAGAATCAGCGCGTCGCTTCTTAACAGAATATGAACGTGCAGGGATTCCCAAGACGGAACAACGCCAAAAAGCAGCTAGAGAAATCTATGAAAAATTAGGTTCTTTAGAAGGTCAACCTGTACAGCAACAAGGTTCGCCTTTGGTTGACCCACAGAAATTGTTAGCCGCTTTTGCGGGAGAGCTTCTAACAAATACAGGTGCTTCACGAACAGATGTACTCGGTTTATTGAAGCAATTGCCTCCTGTCAGTCAAAATGTTTTTGATGCAGGACAATTGACTCCACAATCTCCTTACCTTAGTCAGCTAACGAGACCATTGATCGGTTTATAATAAACATAACTAGGAAGTAGAACATTGTCTTCATCTGCAACAAACAAGCAGCCCTTGTTAATCGATCGTCCGTTATTCGATTCAGTTCGAGTAACCACACAGACGGTTGGCAGCTCTACTGCTAATACCCTCTTTGTTCAAGGTGGACAAGCACCGTCGATCTTGGTCGATATGGATGCTGCTGTACAGGAAGATAACAACAATGGTGGCGTTGTTGATTCGATTACCATTAGTCGCAACGACTTTTATCGTTCTCCTGACTACACGATCAATGCCTCTACTTCAGGTACCGTAATCTCCCTGGTTAGTGGACAAATTGTTCACGTAACAACCACAGGTGTTATTACTGCAACTACCCCGGCCAGTGGCGTTGGTTACTACACATATACCGGTGCAACGACACTGACAGGCGTCAATACTGCCCTGCACTACTCAGGTGGTACATCGAGTGGATTTACGTACAACGGTGTCGCTTACGGCTATCAGCCTGCTGTTACCTTCGTGTTCTATCACACCCGTGGAACAACGGTACCTGTCCCTGCGTCAGGTGACTACCGCGTGCTGTTTGCAAAGACTCTCCCCGCCAACAGTGGCACAGTCGATTGCTCTGACCTGATGCCTCAATTAGCAGCCCCCGTGGCACAAGCAGGTAATACCACTGGTCTAGGCTCTACAGCTCCTTTACGCAACAAGGGCATCTACCTGGAACGAGGCGACCGTATTTACGTTGGTGTATTCCCAGATGGACCCAACATCTCTGGTTACACCCCTGGCGCACACATTGTCGCTCAAGGCGGTTTCTTCTAATCATGGCCAAAAAGAGTGGAAACTCTTTTGGTAATTTCACTCAGTCAGTGGTTAGCTCTCCCAATGGGATAAAGCCGATCACGACTGAGTTTTCTCGTGGCTCAGTGCCGGACTCTATTTACGCAGCAAATAGGGAGTCAGCCTGGTCCAGATGGCGCCGTGGATATGAGTTAGCAACAGCTACTTTCTACGACAACAGCTATGAATATCCTTTCCAATACCAAATTCCCGTTCCATCAGGCACGCCAAGTTCTGTTGCAAATCCTGCACCTATTATTTCGGGGACGTTTGTAGGGTTTCCGACTAAGAATAAAGAGATGGGTATGCACTGGGCTGGCTGGCGTTACGCCGGTTCTATGCGTAGTGATCGACTTGTTGATCCCATCACAACAAGTGGTCTTTACATTGAGTCAGTTACAGAAGATACTGAGAATTGGTATGTAAAGCTTGCGGGATCTTGGAGTACAGCGAACCCGCTTCCTCCGCCTTTTTATGTTGCTGTTCCAGGAGTGCCAGGTGGTCTCACTCCGCTGAACAGTGAAATTATCGAAGATCGCGTCATTACTCCAGGTGGTCAAATTATTGACAAAGACACGATTGACCCTACAACACAAAAGCGGTATGGATATGTACAGGCCGTACTAACAGCCACAAATCCAACAACGGGCATCCTTACCTTACGCAAGGCTGGGTCCGTGCAGGTTACACCTGATCAAGAGTATTTAACTCCGTCCCCTATTGGCTTTACGCCTGGTCGATACATCATTACAGGAGCACGTTTTTGTTGTTCTTGCCAGGACTTTACGCACCGTGATTACGCATTTATGCGGGATATCACGAAGAGTATTAAGACGCGCTTCCCAAGAAGTGGCTTATCTTCTGTAAAACCAGGACGCTTTGAATTAACTAGGAGAGGTGGGGAGATTGATAACAGTGCCATGACACCTGGCAATGTCAATCGTCAAATGGAAGTTTATGCACCTTCTGGTTTCCAGCTTCCATACAATGTTGCTGACAGTGTCGTCAACAATAAAGCCACACGAGATAACCCAGGAATCTACGCTGATTTTGGTGCAACTTATATCAGGAGTACCGTGAATCCAGGCATAACAGGTGCCAGGGCAGAAGGCTTGCCTGGATACAATGATTACTCTGCTGAGCAAGGTGAGATTACCTCATTGACAGACAACTGGGAACCACTGCTTGATGAGATGCGTTACTGCAAGCATATCTATGCACTTAAGTTTGCAGATAATACTTTTCCGCCAGAGCCTTCTGATTTTCCTGTCGGAAGGGAAAGTATGACAGCATGGGAGCAACGCCTTGTCGATCAAACCGAAAGTGAACAGCAATCAATTAAATCATCTCTGCTGAATAACTTTTCCCTGGCGCAGATGGATGTACCTCCTTACAACTGTCAGTCCGTGATGATGATGCCGATGATGCAGAAGCTATTTAATGTCCCACCAGAGTTTATCTTGATGCAAGGCTTTACGATGTTCGATAAAGACGGTAGGCCATACAAGCCATAAAAAACGGCCCCATCACTGACAGGACCGTTTCTGTATCCCCAGGCCGTCCCCTAGGCGGCCACTGGCATCATACCAGCTTTCGTGAGTTGCTTGCGTACTGCGGCTACGTTCCAGCGGTAGCTATCCCTGGAACGGGTCTCCGGAAATGCTGCGTAGTGCGGACCGAGCTTTAGGGTTCCGTCATCGCGGAATTTGAAGAGTGTCTTGCGGTCAATGCCAAGAAGTTCTTCGATCTTTTGGGCAGAGACCCAACCAGGATGCGAGGCCATGAAGGCAGTAGTAGCAACTCTCTTACCTTACACAGAATCCCTCTGAAGTCAAGAGTCTTAATTGAAATTTCATCTTTATACCAAGAGCTGTAACAGTGTGGACAACTTAAAATAAATTAACGGCAATTGAAGAGCATGTTTTGCAACGAGCACGAGCCCCTTGCCCTGCTAGTTGAATTAACGCCAAAACTTGCTAAGAAACGTTTTAGAGAAAGTATTTATCAAGCCTGGAACCATAAGTGTGGATACTGTGGTGAAACTGCTACCAGCCTTGATCACATTGTGCCTAGATTTAAGTCTGGTTCTTCCAATCGCCATAATTTACTTCCTTGTTGCCGGCGCTGCAATGCGCATAAAGGATCGGAAGATATGAAGAGTTGGTTTGAAAAACAAACCTTTTTTTCTACAGAAACTCTTGATAGGATTGAAAGCTGGATCAAACAGGAATCTGTTTTTATTTTTGGTGAGTGCTAATGGGTATTTATGCTGATTACGTAGACAGCTACAATGATCTTTTAAGCGCATACGAAAAGAGTGGCAATCCAGACTATGCAGCCTATGTAAATAGTCAGCCTGATTTGTTGGCCGCATGGGAAGCCACGGGAGCGCCTGATTACGCTGCTTATGTTAATTCTTACCCAGATTTAAAAGCCGCCGCCAGCAAAAGTGGTTGGAACATTGCGAAATGGGGTGCCGACCACTGGTTGAAAAATGGCAGCAAAGAGGGGCGCACTTTACCCAAGACCTACCCTCAAACAAAAAGTGATTGGGGAGCCAATCATTGGGTTAATCATGGACAGAAAGAAAACAGGAACTTGCCTACAGTTAAGACACAAACAAAAGATGAATGGGGGAAATCACATTGGGATGGAGCCGGAAAAAACGAAACCCGAATTCTTCCTGGGCCAAAAATACAGTACAAGGATGGTCAGCTACAGCTTATCGCCAGCACCATAGGAGCGGGTTCGGTACAACGTTATCAAGATATCGTCAATCGGTTTAACAGTGCTCCAGGAGGCGATTATTTGCAACGCCTTTCAGATAGTTACAACGCATTGGATGCGCCAGGTAAAAACGAATTTACCAGCGCCGTAAGAAATGCGGTCGATACGTTTTATTTAGACAAAAAAGTTTCCCCCTGGGACGCAACCACTCTTATGAAATATTCGCCAACAGGCGAATTTGATGTAAATTATTACGCAAAAATTAAACCTTCAGCTGTTTCAGAGTACTGGGACAAGGTTTCGTTGGGCGATCTAGATTTTATCGGCAGATACGGCGCTAGTTCTCCAGATTTATATCTACGGCAGGATTATACAAACGTGGGGAGGCACCAAGGTCTGCGTGGGAATCCTGCACAAAAAGCAGAAGGAGTAACTGGTTTTGTTGAGGCTTTAACTGATGACGAACGCTCTCGTTATCGAGACCAGGTTCTTGGTGTTGTTACAGATGAAGCAACGGGTAAGCAGTCTTTAGTTTTAGCTACGCCTCAGTACGACGAAGAAGGTAAATTAAAAAATCCAGAGGAGATTGATACTCTCTTGGAAGGAGAATTTGCAAAAGTCCTAAGCTCTACCGATGCGCAGAAAGAACGTCAACTTGGAGCTTTGGCCCAAGACGTTTTAAAAGAAAGTATCAATGCATTAAAAGAAGCAAAAGCCAAAGAAGCAAACCTAGGCTTCATAAACAATCTCCCTGGATACTCTGAAATTTTAGATATCAATACTACGCTTGCTAATTCAATCCTTGGCGATACAGGACTTGGTGGCATTCTTTCGATCACAGGAAAATCCAAAGAAACTAAAAACGAACTTGAGAAGAGTATTGAACAGATTACTGGCGTTAGCTCTAACTCAACTGTATATAACTGGCAGCGTTGGTTTGAAGATACATTGATGAAACGATACGAAGATTACGAATATGAGACTCAAGAATACACAAATGAAGAGTTAAAAGTGCAGCAGAAACAAGCAGAAGAGGAAATAAAAGATTACGAAGAAAGAGTCAAGGCCGGCGAAACGGATGCACAAAAGCCCGTATACCTAGATGTTATTGAAACGTTTAAGGAACAGGGTCAACCCTTATCAATAAGCAATATTGACGACTTTAAAAAAATCATGTTTGAGGTCAATTTAAAATCTCAAAAAGATTTTGTATCCAGCTTTATCAACGGTTACCTTAAGCCAAGGTTTGACCAATCTAAATCCATGGATGAATTCATTAGCTATTTAGACGTAAAGGAAGATGAACAAAATATTTTCCAATCGCAAACTACTGTTAATAAATTAAAACAAATTGCAGAACTTCGTTCGCAAAACTTCCTCGATTTAATTAATCAAGCCGAAAAAACAAAGCAGAACTTTAACGCTGCTTTTTATTTTGATCCTGTTTCAAACAACACACGTGAAATTGGAGCCGAAAAGCTTGCGCAATATCAAGTTCAGAAGGACACAGTTGCAAAAGATTTTCAAGAGGCAAGTGATCCCGAAAATCCAAATGCATCTTTCTGGGCAACTGAAGCCTATCGCTATGGATTTGAACCTGATTACAGAACAAATCCAGAAACGTTTGCAAAATTACATTACCAAGTCAAAGGCCGCTTTTTACAAACTGATGCAGAAGGCAAGCCGTTTAATTTTGACCCAGCCGAAGATATACTTCCGGTACAAGAACTTCAAAAGAAAATTCAAGAATTTGGCAAAGAGCTTGCATTACGCAAAGAGCTTTATGGAGATGCCTCTTTTATGGAGTTTGTAACTCCAGAGGAGTACGCCGACTCGTTATTGGAATCAATTGATCCAGCGCAAAATAAAGAGGAATGGAAAAAAATCTTAGATCAATTAGGACTCGATTACACTGAAAATCTCCAACAAGTCAAAGATTACCTGATTGAATCTTTTAGAACAGAAGAAGCAAAAACAATACGTGAAAACATTAAGTATTTAAATGAAGCAAAAGAAAAGCTGACACAGAAAACGCTTGGCGTTAGTTACATTGAAAGAGAAGAAGACGCAAAAAAAATCGATTCAGGCGAAACCGCTCTTTATAATATTTTCAAAAGCGCGGGATACGGGGGAACCGAAGACGAATTTTATACTGATTTCATGCCAGATGTAGACAGATCTGAGCAAGATTTAATAGCTAAAACAATGTCAGACAAAGGGCTCAGCTTTGCTGGATTTAATGGAGAAGATCCTTTCGCCGCCCTTTCAAACGTATCTAGCTTCCTTGGAGATGATAGTCAAATATTTGAAGATGATGAGGAAAAACAGGAATCTTCTGAGCCGTCCTATTTTAATATATTTGGAGAAGACGAAGAAGATGTGCCCCAAAAATCAAAGGCGGCACAATCTTTTATTAGTGATTTCACTTCTTTATTCGCTGGGTTTAAATAGTGGCAGAACAACATAAAAAAGCAGCCAAGGCCGCAAAGATTGCCAAAGATTCAATGCCTTGCAACAAGCCCAGGCGGGACGTACAAGGCGGCAAAAAGTCTGTTGTGAAAGCTTGCGAAAACGGCCAGGAAAAAATTGTCCGTTTTGGTGATGCCAATATGGAAATCAAACGAGATAACCCAGAACGACGCAAGAACTTCCGCGCCCGTCATAATTGTGACGAACCTAAAAGCAAGCTTACGGCTGGGTACTGGTCCTGTAAAGCCTGGTAGGATCTATTTGCTGCTTCGTTACCAGCATGGCAAAACCCAAGTCCAACACACTTCACATTGAAGGAAAGCCCAAGACCACTTCCATCGGTCAAGGTCAGAACAGTCGTCCTCAACGCCGAGGCAAGAAAAAACTAAGGGGCCAAGGTAAGTAAAATTTATGTATATTAGGAGTACTTGTTGTACTCCTATGTCGGATCTTTCGCATGCGGTTAATTTAATCCGCAAATACGAAGGGTATAGCGAAAAAGCGTACCCAGATCCGGTAACAGGTGGAGATCCCTATACCATCGGGTTTGGAACTCAGTTCTATCCCGATGGTTCTCCCGTTAAGCGTGGCCAATGTTGCACTCGTGAGAAAGCCCTGGAATACCTCTTCCACGAGATCAATGTCATTGACAACCAGCTAGCCAAGCTCAACCTTGGCCTGGACAACAGCATGCGCCAGGCCTTAATCTCATTCATCCATTCCGTTGGCTGGGATCCTTTTCTGTACAGCCACGTAATTGACCGCATCGAAGCTGAGGACTTCTGTGGTGCCACACAAGAGATAGGGCACTGGATCTTTGATGAAGACCATAACGTCATCGGTGGCCTCCTGGACCGCCGCAGGGAAGAGATCAACCTTTTCCTGCAAGAGATTGATGCCAATCCTTGGTCGTCCACTGAAATTTTGTTGACCGCTTTCCGTAATTACAGCGCTGCTCCCCACGAAGTACGTGCGGTTCGTGAACTGGAAGAACGCATCAGTCCTTATATCCTGTCAGAGTTTGCCAACTCTTTTCGTGTTAACGAAAACAAGTGGGACGATTTCTTGGATCAGGAACTTGACTTGCTATTCACTAGCTAGGATTAGAATAATTGCAACGAGCAAATGCAGAGCGGAATGGAGCGTTCAGTTGAGCCACGGGAATTTGAACTCCCCCTGGAACTCCAGTTTTCCATGCGTAAAGCAGAGCTTCAATCTCAAGAGATGACTTGGGATGAACTGCGCTACGCTCTGCTTAGTCTTTATCACCAACGCATGATGGAGTGGTGTGCCATTAAAGATTTAATGGCAAGCGAAAATATTGAACTGGATTGGGATGCTCCGACAGATTTAGAATTGGCTGAACTCGCCGCCGCTTGCATGGACGACAGCGAGCTTGAAGAAGATGACGAGGATTACTTGCAACC